TCTGCACCAAATGCTTTTGTTAATGGAATAATGGAAGGTGTAGATTGGATCTGGAATAATGGCATCATTGAAGCTCGAGAAATTGAAAAAATAGAGACTGAAATTAAACGTGCTCCGCGTGCGGATCTATACGAAACGCAGGTTCGCGAGTATAAGAATTTCCTCTCGTTACTGAAAACACAGCAATATTAAGGAGTCTAACATGACTGATCAAGTAAAAGATCAAGAAGTTGAGCTCGACGAGGAAATCGAAGAAGCTCACGATCCGAAGAATGCTGAAGCTCAATCGGTAGCATCTGTTGATGCTGCAGAAGCCAAAGGCCCAAAAGCCAAAGGCCGTAAAGGCGATAAGAGTAACAGCGAACCAATGCAAAAAGTGGCTGCACCAGCAGGCATGAAAGCAGAAGATGTAGATTTTAATGGGGATTTTAGTGAAGACTTAAATGCCCTGGTGGAATCTGAGGCGACATTGTCAGATGACTTTAAAGCCAAAACAGCCGTAATCTTTGAAGCAGCGGTTAAAACAAAACTTGCCGAAGAGATCGACAGACTGGAAACAGAATACAAGCAATTGCTTGATGAAGAAGTTTCAACAGTTAAAGCCGATCTAGTCGAAAAAGTTGATAGCTACCTCAACTACGTGGTTGAGAACTGGATGGAAGATAACAAAGTAGCGATCCAATCTGGACTACGTGCAGAGATCGCAGAAGGATTCATGGACAAGCTAAAAACAGCTTTCGAAGAGTCTTACATTGAAGTTCCTGAAGGTAAAGTTGACCTCGTTGATGAACTCGCTACTGCACACGAAGAACTTGAAGAAAAGTTTAATGTTGCAGTATCGCAAACTATGGAACTACAGGAAGAGCTACAATCTTATAAGCGTCAAGCGATTATTCGTGAAGCGTCAAAAGATCTAGCAGAAACTCAGGTCGAAAAACTATCGAGCCTTGCAGAGTCAGTTTCTTTTGAAAGCGAAGAAGATTTCGCACAGAAAGTTGCTACACTGAAAGAATCATATTTCGGTCAGAAAACCGCAAGTTCCATCATTGAAGAAGAAACAGAAGAAGATGGTGATGAAACCGTCGAAGTATCAGAATCAATGGCACAATACGTTAATGCACTAAGAAAAACAATTAAGTAATTAGGAGATCCAATTATGGAAACTTATGATCGTCTCGTAGAGAAATGGTCTCCGGTATTGAACGAAGAGTCTGCAGGTACAATTAAAGACGCCCACAAGCGTTCGGTTACTGCAGCTGTTCTGGAAAACACCGAAAAGGCCCTGGCAGAGCAACAGCATCTGACAGAAACCCCAGCAAACAGCACAGGCGCTGCTGCTAACTGGAACCCAGTACTTATTTCACTGGTACGTCGTTCTATGCCAAATCTGATGGCATACGATATCTGTGGCGTTCAGCCGATGTCAGGCCCAACAGGCTTGATCTTCGCAATGAAGTCACTGTACAAAACAGAAAAAGCTGGTATCGCACAAGGTACAGAAGCACTGTTCAACGAAGCAGAAGTCAACTATTCAGGTGATTCCTCTGCAACAGGTAACGGCTCACGCGGACCATCAGGTCTTGCAGGCGCAACAGACACCGACACAGACAGCTCAATCGCTGACTCAGGTGGCACATACGTTCCTGTAACAGGTGACGCATACGATACTGCAGAAGCGGAAGCACTAGGTAACACTGGTGAGTCATTTGCAGAAATGGGTTTCACCATTGAAAAAGCAACTGTGACAGCGAAGTCACGCGCATTGAAAGCAGAGTATACACTTGAGCTTGCGCAAGACTTGAAAGCAATCCACGGTCTAGACGCTGAGACAGAATTGGCAAACATCTTGTCAACAGAAATCTTGGCAGAGATCAACCGTGAAGTTGTTCGCACAGTTAACGCACAAGCTAAAATCGGCGCACTTCAAGCTAACGTAACAACAAAAGGTATCTTCGATCTGTCCTCAGACGCAGATGGCCGTTGGTCAGCAGAGAAGTTCAAAGGTCTAGGTGTACAGCTTGATCGTGAAGCGAATGTAATCGCAAAAGAAACACGTCGTGGTAAAGGTAACTTCATCATCTGTTCCTCAGATGTTGCAAGTGCACTGGCAGCTTCCGGCATGTTGGATTACGCTCCTGCTCTTTCAACTAACCTGAACGTAGATGACACAGGCAACACATTCGCAGGTGTTATGAACGGTCGTATCCGCGTATACATCGATCCGTATGCAACGACAGATTACATCAACGTAGGTTATAAGGGTACAAACCCATATGACGCAGGTCTGTTCTATTGCCCATACGTACCATTAACAATGGTTCGTGCAGTAGGCGAGAATGATTTCCAGCCACGTATCGGGTTTAAAACTCGCTATGGCATGGTATCAAACCCATACGTTGACACAGGCAATATGTCAGGTCGTGACGGTCTTGCAACTAACCGCCAGAACCAGTACTACCGTATCTTCCGTGTGGATAACATCCTCACATAAGAGATTAAAAAAAGGAGGGGAATCAACCCCTCCAATTCTATCTTTTAAACTGGAGCGCTTCGGCGCTCCTTTTTTTTAGTCGGTGTATTCTACTGGAACAGCTGAAGCATCCCAAACATATGGGCTATACTTAGGATTACCAACAACTACAACGTCGCTATCACCAACCTCAGTCCAGACACGATCGTCCATCCATTTGTGGTAGTAAGCAGGACCACCCCAAACCCGACGAGCTCGCTGGTAAGTGGCCTCGTCCATACCGACATAGTGTACAGTTCTCATATTAAACTCCTTTCCTCATACGCCCGAGCTAGTATCTCCAATCTCCCCGCACGGCCTTATTGACACTGCCGCTCTAGTTTGATTGAAACTAACATCCCTTTCGAGATAGTGCTTTTAGCTGATCAACGCCTCTACACAGACGTATGAGGAAAAGAGTCTTAATAGACTCCGCCTGGTATTAAGTATTTGTCAATACCAATTAAGAGCATGCCTAACATCATGCCCCAAAATATTTCATTAATCCCAATCATTTACGATCCTTTCATAGGGGTCATGGTCAGTTTAGCATACTCGTTAGTATCATGTAGCCGGCGAAAGTAATTAGCCGCCTGCTCATGAGCAAACCCGGAAGCAAACTCTTGCAGTTCATACTCGCCGTCTTTGTAAAAGTAAGCCCGCACTGTGTAATATTTATTATTAGTCATGTGGTATCTCCTTTGTTTATACTATTATGATTTGTAGTTACGATCCTGTAAACCAATCTTTTTAGCACCTTTATTCCAGGCACCTGATTTACCATGCCATGTTTTGAAACGTGTCTTTGAAGGCTTACATTTGGTGATCTCGCCACCATCTTTTACAAAGCTTTCAATCATTTTTTGAATATCAGGATTAGTCATGTGGTATCTCCTTTGTTTATACTATTAGTATGTCATATTACGTTTCATTTGTAAACCCCCTTTTTTCATTTTTTTGGTTTTTTTTCTCATATAAATATGATAGAATAGATTAAATAAGGAAGAGTGTATGCCCACTTTGAATCCCTCTATATCCGTAGATGTTAGTAATACCACTAGCGTATCTGGGTTAAATAATATCAACTATCTACAGCCTACATCTTTTAGGCTTACGATTGACCGTAAAAACTTTCCTAACTTAGAGTTCTTTGCGCAGACAGTGCTGCATCCTAATCTTAGCCTTAATCCAATTGAGGTGCCATACAAAAGAATCGGATCAATACCTTTTACAGGTGATAAACTAATCTATTCAGAACTAACCTGTATGATCATTGTGGACGAAAACTTAAATTCATACACTGAAATGTATAACTGGATGAATAGACTGGTGGAGATTAACGAGCGGTCACCGACACAAAGAAACGCTAACTTGCCGCCGTCATACTCGGACATTACATTATCAATCCTATCGAGCCACAATAACACGGTTCGAAAAATTAAATATATAGATTGTCTACCAACAAACTTGGGAGATATGACTTTAGAATCTACGTTGAGTGATAACACCTTTATTACATTCCCTGCAACATTTAGATTCTCTACTTTTGAACTAAGCTAAATAGCACTATACAATATGGAGTTTATATTATGGATCTGCAAAGCATTGTAGAGCAATGGCAGGAAGACTGCTCAATTGATAACAGTAGATTGGCGGAGGTTTCTAGGGATACGCCTAAGCTTCACGCCAAGTACTTACAACACCTATCTTTAGCAAAACTGCAGTTAAAACGCTCGGAGGCATCCCAAAAAGTGCTGCTGAAGGACAAATGGTTATATTACAATGGAAAGATGGACCAAGAAACTATAGAAGCTAAAGGTTGGGACTACGATCCATTTAACGGATTAAAAGTATTAAAAGGTGAGATGGAATATTATTATGACGCCGATCCCGAGATACAACGGTCAGAAGAAAAAATCCAATATCACAAAACGGTGGTTGAAACCCTAACGGAGATAGTCGACTCACTAAAGTGGCGGCATCAGACAATTGGTAATATTATTAGATGGAAACAATTTGAAGCAGGTGGTTAATGGCTGATTTAAATCTTAAACTTTTAGACTATAGTATGCTGCACGTAGACTGTGAGCCGGGTGTTGCTAAAGAACTTTCAGAGTACTTTAGCTTCTATGTACCAGGTTATAAATTTATGCCGGCATATAAGAATAGAGTTTGGGATGGTAAGATTAGATTATTTAATCACACGACACAGGAGATTTCCGCAGGATTGTATATCCAGATTCATAAGTTCTGCGCTGAGCGTAACTACACCGTTGCCAAAACTGAGAATCCTTCGTATGGTATACCCGGAGAAACATACAAAATTCCTGATTGGGACCAATGGCTCGACAACGAGGTTTCCCATCAATTACCCTTTCCGCCCCGCAACTACCAAGAAGAAGCAATAAAGGTAGCATTAAAATCTTCGCGGGCAATCCTCTTGTCTCCTACAGGTTCTGGTAAATCCTATATTATATATCTAATAATGAAGTACTATATGACTGTGTTGGAGGATAAAGGTAAAATATTAATTATCGTACCAACCACTTCTCTTGTAGAACAAATGTACTCAGATTTCGAATCATACGGAATGTTAGTTGAAAAGGCATGTCATAGAATCTATTCCGGTAAGGATAAGACTACTGATAAGCATGTGATTATTTCAACATGGCAGAGCATTTATAAATACCCTAAGAAATGGTTTGAACAGTTTGGTATGGTTATTGGCGACGAGTGTCATGGATTTAAATCGAAGTCACTATCATCCATAATGAATAAAGCTACCGAGGCAAGATATAGATTTGGTACAACAGGAACATTAGACGGCACACAAACACATAAGTTAGTTCTAGAAGGATTGTTTGGACCAGTTTATAAAGTAACCACTACTAAAAAGCTACAAGACGAAGAGACACTAGCTCCGCTAGATATTAAGGTTCTTTTATTACAGTATAGTGAAGAGGTAAGAAAAGATTTTACAAAGAAGACATATCAGGAAGAAATTGACTTCATTATTGGAAATGCTGGTCGTAATAGGCTTATCCGCAATTTGGCTTTGGCTGCTAAAGGAAACACTCTCGTTTTATTTAATCGTGTGGACGCTCATGGAAAGCCCTTATATGAAATGATAAATAGTAAGGCAGCAGAGGGACGAAAGATATTTTTTGTTTCTGGTGAAGTTGCTACAAGCGACAGAGAATCTATTCGAAAAATAGTCGAGAAACAAAAGGATGCTATAATCGTTGCATCTCTTGGGACTTTTAGTACAGGCATTAATATTCGAAACCTACATAACATTATATTTGCAAGCCCAAGTAAGTCCCAGATTAAAGTATTACAAAGTATTGGCCGTGGCCTTAGGGTCTCAGACGACGGAAGAGAAACAAAACTTTTTGACATTGCCGATGATCTGCATTGGAGGTCTAAGGAAAATTATACGTTAATACATTCCGGCGAACGTGTAAAGATTTATGAAAAAGAAGAGTTTAAATTTAAAGTAATAAAGGTTGATATTGATGACTGATTTTAGACAATTTAAACTATCGAATGGTGATGAGATTATCTGTGAAGTAATCCAATGGCCTGATGATGATGATGAAGAAATGATTGTCCGGAAGGCAATGGTATTAAAAGCCTATGATGACGATCATAAAGGAATAAGATATTATAACTTCAGTCCTTGGATAACTATGCAAGATGATACGGATGGATTTCTTTCATTAAATTTTACTCATGTTCTTGCTGAGATTATTCCCAGTGATAAAATGATTAGGCACTTTATTGAAGCCGTAGAGACTTCTAATCTAACTCCAGAAGAAGTACAAGCAAAAGTCGATGAGTATTTTAATAAACTAAAATCAATGGTTGAAGGATCCGAAGATAGTGATCTTTCGAACGTAATAGAGTTTAGTCGAGATAAAACTAAGCTACATTAACGATGTATCTAATCCTTCCCAAAAATCCTTAATTTATTATATCGAATATTGAAATTTTGTAAATCCCCTAAATGTGAAAAAAGATGGTTTACATTAATTTATTTTTACGATAGAATAGTGTGAACATCAACAGGAATTTATTATGAGCAAAGCAAAAAAGAAAAATCCCCACTACGTAAACAATAAAGAATTCTCTCAAGCCGTTGTCGACTACTGTATTCATGTGC